ACGCTCCATCATGAAATCGCTGATTTCTGCGCAACGCTGGGGGCACCTGGCGAACCGGAAACGCCGGAAGCAATGCAGCAAGAGCTGCTGCAACGCATCGATAACGTTTTTGATTTTTTTCTGAACCAGTAAGAAACCAGAACATGCACACACAAAAAAACCGCTTGCCATGCCTCAATCGGTCAGGTTACATTTCCGCTGCACCTCATAAAACGGGTGCCGGGATTCTCAACCCGATACAGAGCAAAGCGCATAACCGCGCAAGCGGTTTTTTTGTGCGTACTGTATTGCCACGTCTTTTTCGCGTCAGAATTATGGCGGGGCGTACGGGGCCGACTTCGGTCGGGCCGGATTCTTTGCTCTCCGGTGTTGAGAACCCTGTACGTCTCGCCACCCCGAGATTCTCAACTCTGGATGGTGAGTTATTTCTATCACCGAGCAAAGAGGCCACACCATGGCAGACCGCAAACAGCACCGCGCTATCGCGGAGCGTCGTCACATCCAGACTGAAATCAACCGCAGACTTTCCCGCGCATCACGCGTCGCGCAAATCATGCACATCAATATGCTGCATGAGCGCAGCCACGCACTATCAAACATTTATTCCGCCTCTGTTTTCAGCTATCTGGCGGATGATCTGCACGAGCTTCAACAGCTCATCCAGCAGCAAAACAAACTCCATTAATTCCTGTTCCGGGCCTTTCCTGCACCTTGCGGCGGGAGGCCTTCGCACATCTGTAGTAAAGAGAATTGCAGCATGATTGACGCTCATGACTTCACAAGATGGGTGCGCACACAGGACACCCGTCTGGCTCCCGTTCTTCAGGGGTTATTTGATCTCTACATCCGTGGTCGTGACAACAGAGCACGCACCACAAAACCGGAGAATGCAGACACCCTTTATTTCACAGTAGACGACTGCTACCGCGTGGACTTCACACCACACGGACTGGCGTTGCACTGCCTGACACCGCACGGCGAATCACTGCTGGCGTATTACGACTCCCCGGCCTCCGTATTTGCAGCAATGCTGGCGCATCGCACTGCTGGCGGGTGTGCCTCGCTGAGTGAATACACCGCTGAATTTAACCGCCTTTCCGCCCTCTTCTCGCAGGAGTGGCAGCGCGTGACGGGATACCAGCCATGAGTGCGTTTGCATGGAGCTGGAATGAACCACGACCAGCTATTGATCCGGCCAGATTTACGGAGCGCAGGCAGGAAACTGAAACCGACCTGCAACGCGCCATCCGTTACTACCTTGAGGCGGACAAAAGGGCACAGAAAGAACAGGAAGCGAAGGAAGAAGCCTTTTTCGCACAATCCGCCATGGGTAAAAAACTCATGGCATCCCTTGAGGAAGCCGGACAGCGTGAAAAGCTGGCACAGAGCATCATCAGTAAGCGCCGGGCAACAGAACAAGACCCGGTAGCCCGTGCCTTTGCCACACTGAAGGCGCTTCCCGTTTATCTGCGAGAACCTCTGAGCCGCCACCTCTCTTTCCTGCGCAAGAAGCAGGAAGCCGATCGTCAGAAAGGCAAAAAGAGCTGGCAGGCGGAACGCTATACACGCGGAACCCTGCGCAAAATATTCGAACGTCTGGACCGCACCGACAGCCGCTGGCTGACACCGGGTTATCGCTCCCTTGCCGGACGCGAACGCCTGGACGATTTGCTTTACCTGCCGCAGCTCAACAAACACCAGATACAGACGCTGGCCACCATGACAGCGGCGATGTTCAGCAGCACCTTCGAAAAACTCTGCGATGGCTTTGACGCGACCGATGGCGAACTGACCATGGATGTAACGCTGAAGGCGTATCAGATGCTGGCCCGCATGGCGTTACACCTGCACACCATGCCTCCACATTATGACGCACTGACAACAGACAAAGACCGGAGGAACGAACCGGACACGGAGCTGCTGCCGGGCGCAATCCTTCGCCTGACCTGTGCGGAATGGTGGAAACGCAAACTGTGGCTGTTACGTTGCGAGTGGAGAGAAGAACAACTCCGCGCCGCCTGTCTGGTTTCCAGAAAAACATCACCCTATCTGAGCCAGGACGCATTAAGCGAGTTTCGCGCACAGCGCGAGAAAACACGCGATTTCCTGAAAAGTTTCATACTGGAAAACGAAGACGGGTTCACGATTGATCTCGAGACAGTGTATTACGCGGGAGTAAGTAACCCGGTTCACCGTAAGGCAGAAATGATGGCCACCATGAAGGGGCTGGAACTTCTGGCCGAAGCCCGTGGCGACAAAGCGGTGTTTCTGACTGTCACCTGCCCGTCAAAATACCACGCCACAACAGAGAACGGTCATCCGAATCCCAAATGGAACGGGGCCACCATGCGCGACTCCAGCGATTACCTGGTTAACACGTTTTTTGCGGCGGTCCGCAAGAAACTGAACCGCGACGGCCTGCGCTGGTATGGCATCCGCACGGTGGAGCCTCACCATGACGGCACCGTGCACTGGCATATGATGGTCTTTGCTCATCCGGAAGAAATCGACACTATTGTGTCCCACACCCGCGATATTGCCATTCAGGAAGATCGTCACGAGCTGGGTGATGATATTACCCCACGCTTTAAGGCGGAGTACGTCGACGGCTCAAAAGGCACACCGACCAGCTACATCGCCACCTACATCGGGAAAAACCTGGACAGCCGTGCCGTGGATGGCATCGACCCGAAAACGGGCAAGCCACGCGTTGACCACGAAACCGGAAAATCAATGGCCGAGAGCGTGGAACGCGCCATCGGCTGGGCGCGCCTTCACCGGGTCCGCCAGTTCCAGTTCTTTGGCATCCCCTCCCGCCAGGTATGGCGTGAACTGCGCCGCCTTGCCAGCCAGATGGCACGCAACCCGGAAGGCCCGCAACGGCTGAAGGATGACGCAATGGATGCGGTTCTTGCCGCCGCTGATGCCGGATGTTTTGCCACCTACATAGAGAAACAGGGCGGCGTACTTGTTCCACGCAAGGACTACCTGATTCGCACCGCCTACGACCTCGCCGATGAGCTGAACGATTACGGCGAACAGAGCGTACAGATTTACGGGATCTGGTCACCACTCATCGGGGAATCCTCCCGTGTGTGCACGCATCCGGATAACTGGAAGCTGGTAAGACGCAAACCGGAAGCGGAAGACAGTGCCCGCGAAAATGGTTTTGACCTTCAGGGCGGCCCTGCCGCCCCTTGGACTCGTGGCAATAACTGTCCCCGTGTACAGGAAACGGACAACAACGGGACAGAACAGCCGGAAGAACGGCCAGCACCGTGGCCGCAGCTCCCTGACGGCGTTGAAGTGAACGAATGGATGCGCTCACTGAAACGGCACGAACGCCGGGCGCTGATGCATTCGCTTCGTGACAAACAGGCAAAAAACAGCAGTGATGAAATGCAGAGCTGGACACAGAGCCGCAAACAGCAGCGGCCTTTGCCTGATAACCACGAATTACTCGCTAAAGAATGGCGGGAGTCTGCTGAATCTCTCGGCCTGCATATCGGTGAACAACAGATGCAGCACCTGTTACGGGGCGGCAGTCTGTACGTTGACGGCAGCATCATTGCACCGCAGGGATTTGAAATTGTACGCAAACCGGATACCCGCCCGGACAGCCGAATCACGCAGCTCTGGCAGCGCCTGAGCCGTAATCATGGCGTAAGCAGCACGGAGATCCGCCATAACCCGGTCGCCAGCTATCTGGCACAGCTGGGGGCATCAGACCCTGAAGCCGCCGCACGCCTGGCATCCACACTTCAGCAGGACCAGAACACCATGAAAACACCCGTTACCGTGCTTTCTGACATGCTGCGCGCCATCCGCGACGCAGAGCACGCACAGAGAATCAGTGAAACCACTGAACGCGCCAGCCGCAAAGCAGACCTGCTGCGGGGTGGCCTGACCAGCGGAAACAAAAAACAGACAGAAACGGGACTCACGAATCCCGTAAATGACCAAAAAACGCGCAGCGATATATGAAGCGCGCACAAAACAGGCAAAAACGGGATTTCAGAATCCCGTAAACGATTAATTAATCAACATAAGGAAAAGCGACATGAAAATTTGTATCGATGACGGCTCCACCAACATCAAGCTGGCATGGACTGAGAACGGCGAACGCCGCAACGCCATCAGCCCGAACAGCTTCAAGTCGGAATGGTCTGCGCCGTTCGGTGGCACGCAGCCCGCGAACTACATGCTTGATGGCGTGCGCTATGGTTTTGATCCGGTCAGCGATCGCTTTGTCCAGACGACCGACACGCAATACCAGTACAGCGATGTGAATGTCATTGCCATTCATCACGCGCTGGTCAAATCAGGCATCACGCCACAGGAGGTGGATGTGGTTGTCACCCTGCCACTGAGCGAATATTTCGACACAAACGCACAGCCGGACATGGCCAACATCAACCGCAAAAAAGCAAACGTCATGCGCCCGGTGGAGCACCAGAACGGAAAAGCATTCACTATCCGTAACGTACGGGTTATGCCTGAATCCATTCCGGCTGGCTTTAAAGCACTGGCTGACATGAGTCCGTTTGAATCCCTGCTGATTGTGGATTTAGGCGGAACCACGCTGGATGTGGCAAAGGTTCAGGGACAACTGGCAGGTATCAGCCAGGTGTTTTGCGATCCACACGTAGGCGTTTCCCTGATGGCCGATGCCGTACTGTCGGTGATGGCCACTAACGGTATGCGCACCAGTCACCACATCGCCAATACCATTATCGAACATCGCCATGATGAAGCCTGGCTGCGCCAGCACATCCACAATGACGCGCATTACGCCAGCCTGATGGCGGTTATTCGTGAAAAGGAAGAAACACTGAAACAACGCGTGATCCGCGCGCTGGCGGGTTTTTCGGGTTACGGTCGGGTGATGGTTGTCGGTGGCGGGGCGGAGATTGTGGCACCCGCTATCCGCGAAGCCTGCGGAGTTAATGCGACTTTCATCGCGGACGGGGTGCCACAGTTTGCTCTGGTTAATGGGCTGTACGCAATGGACAAGGAGTAAACCAATGACGACACCAACCAGACGGATAAGTTTCTATCTGAAGCCTGCGGCCGTCAAGAACGAAAGCGAAGCATGCGCCTGGCTGGACAGCCTTACACCAGAAGCCCGCAAAAGCGGCCAACGCGTGGCTTTTCTGGCCGGGCTGGCACTTCTGAAAATGAATCCAGCAGAGGCTTACCGACTGGCTGCATGGGCTGACGATGAGGCGTTATCAGTGACACAAACCAGGACAGAATGCCCCGCGTCACAGCCAGTATCAACCGCACAGATAACCAGTCAGATGGCCGGAAATATCCGGGCGTTATTTCCCGAATAACACAACATCAGGGCGCATCCGCCCTGATGACTTTAATCCGGGAACATAAACAAGGGGGACACAATGCAACACATTGACAGAGAAAAAGGAAAAAAAGCATGAACAGAAAACAGAAACAAGAGTTGAAATACTTCTTACGTAAAGAAATTGCCAGGCTTGAAGATGCAGAGTCACAATCATCAGAAATTCCGTTCGGAATGGATATCAACGACGCCCGTATGCTTCAGGCATACCGTATAGCTCAGGCTGCACTACAGACAAAACCGTTAAATAACATACATGAAAAGTATGATTATTTTACGGATACCGCTTGCTTGCTGACATCTGAAGAACAAAAGATAGCCCAACTTTTAGGCGACGCATGGAACCTGTATTTAACATTGCCAGTTGAGCATCCAATGGGTAGAGATGAATTTTGCCGGGCAATTCATCATTGCCAAAATATGGTGTTGGCACGCCCGGCCATCAGGGCGCTGGCCAGGAAGGGGCAAGGCTATAAAAGATAAGTAAAACGCCCTCCTCCAGAGCGTTTATTTCAATGCACAATAGTGCACAAATTTGCACAATTTTTTTGAACGACTTTTTGCCCTTCCGGCCCGCGTGGCGGCTGGATCCGTCAGGGATCCGTGCGTGCACAAAAAAACGCGTTTTTTCTGCGCGCAGGTGACGGGGGAACAGCCCGCGTTTCAGGGGGTAAATAGCATCCCCTGAACGATGTCGCAGCGACACAACAGAATGGCTGTATTTCTCACGCTGAGCGTGAAAAAGATGTGAGGGCTTTTGATTTGATGGGGTGAAAGGTAAGGCCGTCAAAATCGCACTGAGACGGCGAGAACATGCAATCAACGCGGTGGGATTGCGTAAGAGTCTGACTGTCGATGATGGCAATCAGCAGGAAAGCGTCGTGAAATTATCTGATTGATACAGGAGCTGGAGAGTCGGGGCATAAATTTTTTATGCCCCGGCGAAGCAGCAGACAAGCGAAGCGCGTCAGGATGTGGGCTGGGTGTCTAACAGTGCGTAAGGGTTAAAGCGGATCACCTCTTCGCCAAGCCAGTCATTGATGTGCTTCATGGCCTCCATGACGGGCATCAGCTCGTTAATTGCGTAAACCCGCGCGGCCTTCTCCACATCACCAAACGCACTTTTTTCGCCCGGCATCGCCCCCATCAGTTGCGGCGGAACGCGGTGCGCAGCCAGCACATCATCACGGGATGCCGCCTTAACATTCATGAACTCATCCTTTGCGGTGATCTGCTGGAACGGCAAAATTTGCACCCCCTCTTTGCCCCCGTTGGGCGCATGGATGAGCACGTTTTTAAACGCGCCACCACCACGCGCACCCTGTAACGTTTCTTTCAGGGAGTCCATGCTTTCGCGGTTTACCTGCGCTGCACCGATGTAGATGATGCACCCGGCGTGGGATCCATTGTCGTAATACAGTTTTCTGAACATGTCCGCCGAATGAGACAGGCTGGCCGAGAGTAATGCGCCAAGATATTCCGGCATGCCGTAAATTTCCTGGTTAATGTCCGGATTCATCAGGTGGCACACTTTGCCAGGGCGAAACTGAAACGCGTCCTTGCCATCCTGCACATACCACCATGATTCAAGATCGCTTCCGCGTCGCATGTATTTCGCCAGTGCGTGCCGTAATTTAAGTGGTTCGCCGAGCATATTGCTCCGAAGCTCAAGGAATGCGTTACCGAACACAAACCAGTCCAGCGCCAGCGCCGAGAAATCCTGCCGGGAAAGCAGCGGGTGCGGGATGTAGCAACCGAGCAATACATTGCGCTTAAAGTAAAGCGCAGACTGATGCCAGGACGTTTGCCGGGCAGCTCTTGCCAGACCGTACCAGTCCACCGGGGTTTCATACCACCGCCCGTTATCAGCACAGTACATATTGTCCAGCAAATCATGCCCGGTCAGGCGATAAGGACCATCAAAAGTGAATGCACTGAGCGACGATTCTTTCCTGAGCGCATCAGCGAGATCAATGCGTGAACTCATGCGCACTTTTTTATTTTTTCTGCTCATCAGAACTCCATAACCGTGAAACGCTCGTTTTCTCCTTCGCCGCCAATCGGTTCGTTAATGACAGCAAGCATGGTTGCCCACGCAAGGTCGCCGTGGCTGATCCCCCTCGCTCGGTCCGTTTCGTAAGTGATAAAGCCGCCCGGTGTTTTCACCTTACGCACGGCGTTAAAGGCCGCGACCAGCTCGCGTTCGGCGCGATCGTATTCCCACCGCCCGGCACGCATTATTTGCAGCATTTTCAGTACCAGCGACCGTTTTGATGACAGCGTGAAGGTGTACGGAATAGCAGCAGGGAAAAACCGTTTCACTATCTGATAAACAGCCTCCCCGTTCCCGCCCGTCACATCAATGCCGATGTGTTCCACGTTGTAGCGATACGTGAACTCTTCAATGACTCTGGCCTGTTCTTCAAACTCCAGCCCCTGAACGCGTCGCGTCTCCACCGTTCGAAAACGGCCACCAGGAACAGCCGGAGGAACCACCACGGACACAGCGCCGCTGTCGCCGTTGCCACTGCTGCCGTTTGCGTCATACCCAATCCATACCGGACGATTCCCCATCGGGCGGGGAGCAAAAGGTTTCCAGTCTTTCCAGTCGTCGTACCCATCAACACCGCAGCCAATCAGGATATTCAGGTTAAATGCCGATTCCCCTTCGCGGACAAACTCACACATATAGAGATTGAGGAACTCGTCTTCGGTGTTTTCATCACGAATTTCGTCAATATCGGTGTGTTTCCAGCCGTGATTAACCACATCTTCCAGCGTGACAATCTGCCGCCACGTCCGGTCAGGGCAGATAAGCCCGTTATGCAGCGTTTTCCAGTCCACAGAAAAACGCTGGCGTTTATGCGAGGCCTTTTTCTCGTTCCAGCGGTCGCCGTTCCAGTAGGCGTATGCCTCGTGCGTTTCGGTGGATGGCGTGGAGAAGTAGGTGCGCCGCAGTCCGCTGAGGGTTGCCATAGCGCCAGCCACCTTGCGCAGTTCAGCAAAGCGACTGACCCAGAAAAATTCATCAAAATAAAAATTGCCCGTATAGGACTGTGCCGACGCAGCAGAAGTACCGAGAAAATGCAGCTCTGCGCCGTTGGAGAGGATGATTTTATCGCCCCCTTTCAGCTCCACATCAACTTCAGCCGCGGCCTTCTGAATAATGCTTTTAAACTGGAACGCCTGACGACGCGACGCAGACAAAAAAATCTGGTTACGCTGGTAAGGTTGCGCCACATCGTCACGCAGCGCCATCAGCAGCGCTTCCTGTGCAAAATACCAGGTCGCCCCAATCTGTCGGGATTTCAGGATCATCCTGTTACGTATCCCGGCTTCCCTGCAAAGGGTCAGGGAGTCAAACCAGCCCCGCTGATGCCACTCCAGCCTGCTGATGATTTTTTCCCGCAGTGCGGCAATCTGTTCCGGCGTGAAATGATTTTTGAGTTTTTTCGCCCGGCCTTTCTTTCCTGCGGCCATCACATCCGGCTGGCCATCATGCAGCTTTTTAAGCTGCCGGGTCAGCAGGTCTATTTCCTTAAAGTCACCGCCTGTTTTATTCTGTTTTTCAGTAAGCTGGATGAGGCGCGCATCAATGGACTGCGTGACACGCTGCACGGGTGGCGTTTCATCCCACTGGTCGCGTTTTTTCCACGCATAAATCGTGTTCGGGTTTATTCCCATCAGACGTGATATTTCTGCGGGCGGATAACCCTGCCAGTAAAGTTGCCGCGCACGCTGGCGCACAAAAGCGTCCTGAATCATTGCTCCCCCTGAGTAATTACAGGAAGATTACCCGCGCGCGAAACCGTTCTCCTTAACCCCCTGTTCTGGCCGTTTTCTTACAACAAAAGCCCTTTGTATCAGCCTGTTACGCTTTGCCATCATGACTGAAGAACCAGTCAGAGGGGCAAAAACTATGGCTAATGAAAAAAAGACATCCCGCAAAAAGTTTCGCGTGGCTGTCTCCGGATCAACTGTTGATGGCCGTGAAATCAGTCCGGTGCATCTGCGTGAAGCCGCCGAGAACTTCAACCCGGATGTTTACGCTGCCCGCGTGAACGTTGAGCACTATCTCTCGCCATGCCCGTCAAGCGAATTTTCCGCAATGGGCGATGTCACCGCACTGAGTACGAAAGACATTACGGAAGGCCCGCTGGCCGGACGTACTGCGCTGTATGCAGAAATCGAACCGACCGAGCGCATGAAGCAGCTTGTCGCGGACGGCAAGAAAATCTATTCCAGTATCGAACTGCACCCGCAGTTCTCCGTTAACGGGCGCGCCTATCTGGTCGGGCTGGCGATGACCGACACCCCGGCAAGCCTGGGCACTGAGCGCCTGAAATTCACGGCACAGCAACGTCAGGCGGTAATGACGTTCAACAGTATCCAGGGTGAAGCACCGCTTATCTCCGAAGCCATCGAGTCTGAAATCATCGAAATGGCAGAACAACGCCAGGAAGAAGGCACCCAGTGGTTTAACCGCGTAATGGGGATTATTGGCCGTGGCCGCAAAGCGGATGACGCCAGTTTCTCCCGTATTCAGGAAGCGGTGGAAGGCGTCGCAACGTCACAGGCCGACATTATCGACCGTTTTAATGTGCTGGAAACCCGCCATCAGCAGGACCGCCAGAAAATCACGTCACTGACCACAGAGCTGACAGCACTGAAGGAAAAACTGCGCACGCAGGACGGCGATCCGCAGAACCGCTTCACCGCAACGGGCACAGCCTCCGACCAGCTGGCTGACTTCTGATAAGACAAAGGAGCAAATTTTTTATGAATCTGGTGATGTCAGATATTACCCGCAACAAGCTGGGTTGCTATATGGCGCAGCAGGCGTCGCTTAACAATATCCCGGTATCTGCACTGGTATCGAGATTTACCGTAGAACCCGCGGTACAGCAGCGTTTTGAAAACGCCTCAAAGGAAAGCACCGAATTTACAAAAAGAATTAACGTGATCGGCGTGACCGACCAGAAAGGCGAAAAAATCCTCCTGGACACCACAGGACCGATTGCGCGCACGAATACCAGTTATGACGGAACAAAACGCCGTAACCCGAATAACGTGGTTGATCTGAAAAACCGCAAATACCAGTGCGAACAGGTGAACTACGACACGTTTATTTCGTATCCGCAGCTTGATGCCTGGGCGGCACACCCTGATTTTCAGTCCCGCATCAGCACACAGATTGCCCGACAGGTGGCGCTTGACCGCATCATGATCGGTTTCAACGGCACGTCTCACGCGGATGAGTCCAACTTCAGCACCAACAAGCTGCTTCAGGACGTTAACGTGGGCTGGCTGGAGCACATCAGAACCGACGCCAGCGAACGCGTAATGAATGACGTGACGCTGACCTCCCGCAACATGGACAACACTGTGGCGCACGCGGGTAAGTATGCGAATGCCGATGCTCTGGTACAGGATGCGCGCTCATCCCTGCTGGATGAATGGCACAAGGAAGCTGACGACCTCGTGGTGATTATGGGGCGCAACCTGTTTAACTCGCTGCGTCTGCCCGTGCTGAACAGCATCAGCGGCCAGAATCCCAATGCGGAATTACTCGCCGGGCAGCTCATTCTGTCATCGCGCACCATTGGCGGGCTGGGCGTGTTCCTTGCGCCGTTCTTCCCGGATTCAACGATGCTGATCACCTCGTTCAACAACCTGTCGATTTACTGGCAGAAAGGTTCAATGCGTCGTCTGATGAAAGACGAACCGGAATACAACCGCATCGCCACCTACCAGTCCATCAATGACGCTTATGTCGTTGAAGACTATGGCAAGTGCGCGATGGTCACTGGCCTGAAGTTCGCCGACAGCTAATCAACTCACGGCGGGCATCATGCCCGCCTGTAACGGAGAGAAAAAATGATTACTCCTGCACAGCAACACTGGCAGAACGTGATGGCACAGCGCGCAGGCCGGGCGAATGAAGGCGTGGACCACGCCGCGCGTACCGCGCATGAAGAGGTGCTGTATCGTCTGCGTCTGGCACAGGCCCGGCTTAAGGGCGTACAGGCAAGAAGCGCGAAAGCCGCCATCAAAAAAGAGTTGTTGCCGGATTTTTCCGGCTGGATTGAGGGAACGCTGGAGGCTGACGGCGGGCAGCAGGACGAAGTGATTGCCACGCTGATGGTGTGGGCGATTGACTGCGGCGATCTTCCGCTTGCGCTGCGTATTGGTGCGTATGTGGTCCGTCACAACCTCATCATGCCGGATAACTTTGGCCGTACTGCTGCCACGGTACTGACCGAAGAAATCTGCAACCCGGTACTGACGCAGGCCGGGACGGATGCCGACGCGGATTTGTCCACCTTTATCGAACCACTGGACACACTTTGGGAAATTGTCGCCAACCAGGATATGCCGGACGAAGTGCGCGCCAAATTATGCAAGGCGTGCGCCTTTGCCCGCCGTGGCCTGAGCGATGCGGACAGCATGGCCTCATCACTGAAGCTGCTGCGCGAAGCGATGCACCTGAACCCGAACGCAGGTGTGAAACGCGAGATTGCAACCCTTTCCCGCGCCCTGAAAAAAGCCGATTCCGCAGCCGCACCAGAAGACGCCATCACACCGCAGGCGCAGGACGAAAGCAGCAAAAGTAAAAAGACAACGCGGAAGCCTGCAACACGAAAAACCACCGCGACGCAGAAGGCGAAGCGCGGTTAACGACTGACCCCGTCAGCGGGCGGCGTGCGCGGTGTTCCGGTTTGACTCCGTGACCGTTTACACCGCGCACCCACCGCCCGATTTTTTCAGGAGTGAACCCCATGAGTATGGTTGCCAGAACCAACCCCGGACCCGCAGAGGACGACATCACCGATACCGATGATGGTGATACCCGTATTTCAGCGGGTGCATTCTGGCCGGATATTGTGCTGCGTGAACTGCGTCTGGCGGTACGACTGCCGGGCCGTGTGACCACCTCCCGCCTGCTGCATACCGCCACCGGGGCCGTGGCACACGTTACCCGCGAGCTGGAAGCGTGGCAGCAGGAACAGCAGGCGGCTGGCCATCAGACGCTGGCCGATGTTCCGGCCCCCGTAATTAACGGAGAAAGCGTCAATCTCTGGCACTGGCGCAATGCGGTTTACACCGCCACACGCGCCCTGATTCTGGAGCGTTACCGCGATGCGGACACAACGGACAAGGGCGACCGCCGGGCGGACGCACTGGATATACAGACATCGGATTTGTGGCGCGATGTGAGCTGGGCCATCTCTGACATTCTGTGCCGCCCGCGAATCTTTGCGGAGTTGTGCTGATGAAAGTGAAGGCACTGGAAGGCGACACCGTGGATTCGCTCTGTTTCCGGTACTACGGCACGACGCAGGGCGTCACCGAAAAGGTGCTGGATGCCAACCCCGGACTCTGTCAGCAGGTATTTCTGGACGCCGGGCAGGACGTGGAGATGCCGGAGCCGGAGAAGAAGAAACGAGAAATGATTCAGTTGTGGGGGGAGTAGCAGTGAGCACCATTCAAACAGGGATCACAGAGCAGGTTATTGCGTGGCTCTTTGACCACCTGCCAACGGTGTATGCAGTAGGCGCGGCGGTCAGCATTTCCGCGCTGATGAGCCTTTATGACGGACGAACACTGGTTCAGACCGTAACGGGATCGCTGGCGTGCGGCGTTCTTGCCATGGCCGTGGCCGGGTCGTTGCGCTTCTTCGGGTTTCCTGAAGATGCCGTGACGTTTATCGGCGCATCAATCGGTTTTATGGGTGCAGAGAAAGCACGCGACAAGGTTATTGCGGCCTTTAATCGCAGGGTGAAGGAGAAGGACGAATGAGCAACACATTTAAATTCAGCAGCCGGAGCGAAAAGAATTTGCAGGGCGTAAATCCTGATCTGGTGAAAGTGACCCGACGGGCACTGGAAATCTCGGAAGTGGATTTTGGTATCACCGAAGGGTTGCGCAGCCGTTACCGCCAGAAGCAACTGGTGGCCACGGGTAAGAGCCAGACCATGAACAGCCGCCACCTTACGGGGCATGCCGTGGATGTTGTGGCTTATATCGGCAGCCAGGTGTCATGGGAATGGCCGCTGTACGAAAAAATCGCAGCAGCATTCAGACAGGCCAGCCGGGAACTGAATATTCCGGTGGAATGGGGCGGCGACTGGAAGACCCTGAAAGACGGACCACATTTTCAGTTACCACACGGAGCCTATCCGGCATGAAGCTCTGGCCCACGCTGGGTGTCGCTTTCCTTCTGATTGCCGCATGGGGAACATCCATGCGTCTGTCATGGTCGCTTGGCCGGGAGAACGCCAGAAACGAAGCACAGGCCAGCACCCTGAAAAGTACCGTCGACACACTGAATATCATCAGTGCCGGGGTACAGGATATGCAGCAGGTGCTGGCGCAACTCCGCGTGGAAAATCAACAGCGAAATCAGGACGGAGAGGCCAGACGTGAACAGCTACGCAACGATATTGCAAAAGATGAATGCGCCCACGCTTTGCCTGACGCTCGTTTTACTGACAGGTTGCGCAGGCACGCAGAACGCGCCACGGCCAGCGCCGTCAGTCCGGCTTATACCGCAGACGCTGACCATTCCGGTAACGCCGCCCCCCTTCCCTGACCCTCCCACATGGGGAAATCTCGGTATATGGGGCGACCGCCTTCTGGATGCACTGGAAACCTGTAACGCGGATAAACGGGCCATTGAATTACTGGAACAGCGCAGGCTGCAACGACTGAACAACGAGGACAACAACCATGCTGAAAACTGATTCCCTGCGTGAAGCCATGACCCGTTCATGCCGATGGTGTCAGGCCAACCCGGAAAAATTCACCATTTTCGTGGAGAGCGGCAACATTGAAACGACCGGAGAAACCCCATCGTTTGTTTACCGCTATCAGATGGTGATGTTTGTCATGGATTACGCCGGGGAGCTGGACGACCTCACGCTGCCGCTACTGGCGTGGTTATCCGAAAATCAGCCACAGTTGTTGCTCAATCCGGAGCGTAATCAGGACATCAAATTTTCCGCCGTTATCAATGACGATGACAGCGCCGATCTCCTGTTTACGCTCCCCCTGCGGGAACGCGTTCGCATCACGCGCAACAGTCAGGGCACACCGCAGGCAGAACACCTGCCGGAGCCAAAACCCCGCCTGCCATCTTCCGAAGGCGACTGGTCACATGTATTCCAGGATGTGACGTGGGGTGAAAGCGATGGATAAGGCATTCACCCGCGTGGATGAAACCTTTGAGGCCATCCGCGACAGCCTGAATCAGCAGGCCATCAATAACATCGCCAGAAAGCTGGCACAGGATTTACGCCGCGCCCAGCAGGCACGTATCCGGTCACAGAAAGCGCCGGACGGGACCGCGTGGACACCACGCAGACGCCGCGTAACCCGGATACAGGAACGCATTCGCTTTATCTGGAATAACGAAGCACGCACGCTGAAAAACTGGCATCACGACACGGGGAAATACGGGCGAACCATTACCGGGTGGGATGAGGATAAAAACAATATCCGCACGTTTTACCGGGATGACATCGACCGTTTTCTGGAAATACGCACCCGGCGCATCAACCAGGACAGCACAAAGCGCGTCCCCATGTTCGCAAAACTGCGCACCGCCCGCTACCTGAAAGCCCGTGCAGATGCTTCCGGTGTGACGGTGGGTTACAGCGGCGTGGCCGCACGTATTGCACGCGTTCATCAGTTCGGTGAGCGCGATCAGGTTGCGCCGGGCATTTTCACCGATTACCCGGTACGTGAGCTGCTGGGTATCAGCCAGGCAGATGAGCGCCTGATTTATAACACGGTGCTGGGCCGGATTGCGGAGGCTGTACGGTGAGCGCAGAACTCATGCGACTGCTGAGCAACATCATCCGTACCGGGATCATCTCTGAAGTTGATGAGGAATCCTGGTGCGTGCGCGTTCGCAGCGGCGAACTGGAAACAGGCTGGCTGCGCTGGAACACCACGCGCGCGGGAGCCTTCAATGTGTGGCTGCCGCCATCACCAGGCGAACAGGTGGTAATTGCCTGCATTGGCGGCAACCCGGAAACCGCCATGATAATTGGCAGCCTGTGGAGTGATGCCAGTCCGGCCCCCGGCAAAAGCCTGAACGAAATCGTGATCAGCGCGCCGGACGGCGCGGTGTTCCGCTACGACGTGGACGCAGGCGCACTGAGCGCCAGCGGCATGAAAACGGCCACTTTACAGGCATCCGTCAGCGTGAAACTGGATACGCCCGTCGTGGAATGCACAAACCTTCTGAGAACGGCGACGCTTGACGTCATAAAAGGAGGAAAGATGAGCGGCAATATCACGCACAGCGGCGGCAACTTCACCTCAAACGGCATTACCGTGCATACGCATAAACACGGTGGCGTGAAAGGCGGCAGCGATTCGACAGGAGGCCCGCAGTGACAACCCGCTACACAGGAATGAATCCGGACGGGACGGGAAACCTGAACGATATGGAGCACCTGAAACAGTCAGTCAGGGATATCCTGACCACCCCGCTGGCAAGCCGGGTTATGCGACGGGAATATGGCAGCCTTGTGCCTGATTTGATTGACGAACCCATGAATAACACCACGCGTCTGCAATGCATGAGTGCTGCCGTGATTGCACTGACACGATGGGAACCCCGCATTGCCCTGGATGCCATCGACGTTGTCTGGAAGGCAGGAGGCCGCGCCGGGGTGACGCTGTCGGGCACTGTCATGCAGACCATGCAGAATGTTGAATTAACCATCACGCTGAGAGAGTAAATCATGCCTGCTGTTGACCTTTCCCAGTTACCGGACCCCGCCATTATCGCGGAGCCTGATTTTGAGGCAATTCTGGCTGACACAAAGGCCATGATGATTGCGGCTTATCCCGCCGAACAGCGTGAAGCCGTCTCCGCCGCGCTGGAGCTGGAATCGGAACCCCTGAACGTTATCGCCCAGATAACAGCGTTTCGTGAAATGCTGTTACGCCAGCGGGTCAATGAGGGGGCACGGGCCTGCATGTTAAGCCACAGCACCGGGACAGACCTGGACAACCTCGCGGGCAATATGAACACAAAGCGCCTGACCATCACTCCGGCAACGGATACCACCGACGCGGTGATGGAGAGTGACACCTCACTGAGACTGCGGGCGCAGCGGGCGTACGACGGCCTGAGTGTTGCTGGCCCGTCAGGTGCATACGAGTATTTTGCCCGCAGCGCCAGCGGTCTGGTGCGTGATGCGCGGGCCATCAGCCCGTCTCCGGCAAATGTGACGGTTTCCATCCTGTCCACTGAAGGCGACGGCACAGCAACGGAGGCGTTGCTTAATACCGTTCGCGCCGTTCTGAATGCAGAGGATATCCGTCCGGTGGCCGACCGCCTGACCGTACAGAGTGCCAGAATCGTGACATGGCGGCTGAATGCAAAACTGTACTTTTACCCCGGCCCGGAATCCGAACCTATTCTGGCTGCGGCGGAATCGTCGTTCAGGAAGTGGCTGGCTGAGCAGGGGCTTATCGGTCAGGACGTGGCGTTGTCCGCCATTGCTGCCGCACTGCATGTGCACGGTGTGCAACGCGTGGAGATAATCGAACCCACACAGAATATGGCCATCAGCGACATACAGGCGGCGCGCTGTGAGTCGTTCACCATCAGCGAAGGTGGGCGCAATGAGTAATTCGCTGTTACCACCATCAGCCAGCAATTTCATGCGTTGTGCCGAAGCCGTCGGAACGCGCATTACAGACATTCCGGTAGACCTCAACACGCTGTGGTCGCCGGACACATGCCCGGTGCATCTGCTGCCTTATCTCGCCTGGGCATTTTCCGTTGACCGCTGGGATCGCAACTGGCCGGAAGAGACAAAGCGACAGGTTATTCGTGATGCATGGCTGATACACCGACACAAAGGGACCATCAGCGCACTGCGCCGGGCCATTGAGCCGCTGGGATACCTCATTCGTGTGTCTGAGTGGTGGGAGTTCGGCGGAGAACCGGGAACATTTACCGTTGAAGTCGGCACGCTGGACAGTGGCGTGACGGAGGAAATGTATCTGGAAATGGAGCGGTTGATTGCTGATGCCCGCCCGGTCAGCCGCCACATGACAGGGCTGAATATCATTCAGGAGATCCCGGGAGATATTTTCGCAGCGGCAGCAACTTACGACGGTGAAGTCATTACCATCTATCCGGACGATTAAGCATGAGTACCACAACACGAAAATTTAAAACCATTATCACCGATACGGGTGCCAAAAAATTAGCGCAGGCAGCCGCACCAGATGGTAAACCCGTCCGCCTGACACATATGGCCGTGGGTGACGGCGGCGGTACTTTACCCACGCCAGACAGTAAGCAGACCCGTCTTGTGCGTGAGGTGTGGCGACATACCGTTAATCGCGTCTTCCTGGACGCAACACATCAGAACCGCATTATTGCGGAGCTGGCTATTCCTCCAGAAACGGGCGGATTCTGGATCCGGGAAATTGGTGTGTTTGATGAGCACGGCGATTTAATCGCGGTAGGCAATACTGCCGAAAGTTACAAGCCAGCCGTTGCCGAAGGGTCCGGTCGTGCACAGACATTTCGCACCATTCTGACCGTATCCAGCACTGCCACCGTGGCACTTACCGTGGATAACACCATGGTGATGGCCACAGTGGATTACGTGGATGACAAACTGAAAGAGCATGAACAGTCACGACGTCACCCGGACGCCTCGCTGACCGCAAAAGGCTTTGTTCAACTCAGTAGCGCCACTAACAGCGTGTCTGAAACACAAGCTGCAACGCCGAAAGCAGTAAAGGACGCGTATGACCTTGCTAACGGGAAATATACTGCGCAGGATGCCAGCACGACGCGAAAAGGCCTTGTTCAGCTCAGTAGCGCCACCAATAGCGATTCTGAAACGCTGGCGGCAACGCCAAAGGCGGTAAAGGCAGCATATGACCTTGCTAACGGGAAATATACCGCACAGGACGCTACCACAGAGCGAAAAGGTCTTGTCCAGCTAAGTAGTGCCACCAACAGCGATTCTGAAACGCTGGCGGCAACGCCAAAGGCGGTAAAGGCAGCATATGACCTTGCTAATGGCAAATACACCGCACAGGATGCAACAACAGCACAAAAAGGGATAGTCCAGCTTACTAGTGCAACCAACAGCACGTCTGAAACGCTTGCCGCGACTCCGAAAGCGGTGAAAGCTGCTAATGACAATGCAAACGGGCGTGTGCCCTCTGGACGTAAGGTTAATGGCAAACCACTGACCAATGATGTCAATGTTACATCACAGGATATTTTTAACGATCAGAGTATTGAGATTGGTGCAAACCAGAATCTGGATAATTACAAAACGCCGGGGCTGTACCATCAGCCTGCGAATGCCAATACAAGTGCAGCGCTGAAATACCCAGAGAATCTTGCCGGTACACTGGTTGTGCTTAAAAGTGCCGGGATAACACAGATTTACTATGTGTATAACACATCCAGAAGCTATACCCGCAGCCAGTACTCAACGGGTGACTGGACAGCATGGACGCCGCAGGATTCATTTCCTGTAGGTGCGGCGATTCCGTGGCCTTCTGATTCAGTGCCTACAGGCTATGCCGTTATGCAGGGGCAGACTTTTGATAAAACAACCTATCCCCTGCTTGCAGCAGCTTATCCCTCTGGTGTACTCCCCGATATGCGTGGCTGGACAATCAAGGGCAAGCCCGCAAGTGGTCGAGCCGTATTGTCTCAGGAACAGGATGGCATTAAATCGCACACCCACAGTGCCAGCGCATCCAGTACGGATTTGGGTACGAAAACCACATCGTCGTTTGATTACGGTACTAAATCAACGAATAACACAGGTGCACATACCCACAATGTATCTGGTACTGCAAATAGTGCTGGCGCACATACTCATACCGTTCCATTAAGGAGACCAAACAGTGGAGGTATGAATTTCGACTGGCTTGATGGTGCATCAAGTGGCACGGTCGTGGGGAATGGAACAGTGCCTTCTTCTGGTGCACACACCCACTCAGTATCAGGCACTGCTGCAAGTGCAGGGGCGCATGCACATACAGTTGGTATTGGCGCTCATACGCACTCTGTTGCGATTGGTTCACATGGACATACCATCACCGTTAACGCTGCTGGTAACGCGGAAAACACCGTTAAAAACATCGCATTTAATTATATTGTGAGGCTTGCATAATGGCATTCAGAATGAGTGAACAATCACGTACTGTAAAAATTTATAACCTGCTGGCCGGAACTAATGAGTTTATTGGTGAAGGTGACGCATATATTCCACCTCATACAGGGCTGCCAGCTAATTCTACAGATATCGCCCCACCGGAAATTCCTGCTGGCTTTGTGGCAGTTTTTAACAGTGAAAATGAATCGTGGAATATTGTTGAAGACCATCGTGGTAAAACGGTCTATGACGTGGCCTCGGGGGACGCGTTGTTTATTTCTGAACCCGGACCGCTACCAGAGAATGTCACCTGGTTGTCGCCAGCAGGGGAGTATCAGAAGTGGGACGGCGTATCCTGGGTGAAGGATGAGGAAGCAGAAAAACTGTTTCGGATACGGGAAGCGGAAGAGAAAAAGGCAAGGTTGATCCAGGAGGCAACAGATAACATCGCAATTCTGCAGGATGCCGTTAATCTTGAAATAGCAACAAACGAGGAAAATTCACAACTGGATTCCTGGAGAAAATACAGAGTATTAGTGAGTCGAATTGACACCAGTACAGCTCCGGATATCGTATGGCCAGAGCTGATGAATCAGGGTTATGTGCGGGAGGACGAGCAGATAACTTCAGACTGAAATTTAGTGATGAATGTTGAATCATCAGGAATATCATGCAATACCAATGCATGAGCACCTATTGTGACATTGTTTCCTATACGCACTTTGCCACCAAGAATGGTGGCATTACAACCAATGGTCACATTATGTCCTATAACAATATCCATATCATTAAAATCACCACGTAGCCCAATAGTTACCCCTGGTTTTATTGAACAATTTTCACCGATGGTTACTTTGTGACCGATAACAACACTATTGAGATAAGAAATATCAAAGCCTTTCCCTATATTTACAGTTAAAGGGACTGTTACATTATATTTATCAAGAATGAAACGTTCTATTTTCCCCGCAATCTTCCGACAGTATTCGCCTTTATCAAAAAGGTATTTGGCTATGCGCCACCAAAATAAATAACGAACTCTTCTATGTTTTATTGCGCGAACAATTGCCTTTCGCCAGGAGAAAGGACGCTCGCTACCGATTACTTCATAGTGAATACAGTCTTTAAGTTCATTAATATTCATATCTCTATTATTTAGCATAAGATAATCATGTGACCAATTATTGTAATAATTTTAATGGTATGTTTCTACTGGCTATCCAGCGCGTCTGATATCCGGTAACAAATCGTTAACACTGGTGCAATCAAATGGTGAGTGTTAAGACTGGCCACTCATTACCAGGTATGAGGGTATGAGTGGCCAGCATTAAATCAGAACAGCCCTTTAACTGAACTGGCCGCGCTGTTAAGGGATGATGTCACTTTATCTTTGAAGCCGGACAGCATATCGCTGAACGATGAGGATTGCAGGCGCTCCCGCAAATCCTCATCACAGCGTTCAAGGGTCAGTGAAAATTCTATCTTTTTCGCCTTACCGTAGCGATCAAACTCGGAACGGGTCGTATTCGTTCCGGTCAGGACATACATGCCGTAAATCTGCCCGACGCCATCAATCAAAGGCCAGGGTCGTCCTGTATACGCCTGCGTGGTCAGCAGCGACAGCGACACTTCGCCACCTGTAATTTCAGGATAAAGCACACCAGAAAGAACGATGCGATCATCACCTGCACCGATATACTGCCAGCTTGCTGAACGGTTAACGCGCTCATTTTTCACATGCCGCCAGCTTTTGTTTTGCTGTAACTGCTGATGCGGCAGCGTGCGCAGCTCAAAAACAAACATGCCGTAGATCATCATCATGGCCATGACTCCTCAATCTTTATCGTAAAAACTGCCACGCCCGGCACGGGCGCGCCGTTCCATTTCTGCCCTGACCATTTCACCGACCAGTTTCGCAAGTTCGCGGGGATTCTGCGTAACAACGTTATGCAGATGAACATGAATTTCACCGCCAAATCCGGAGGCAACAGGCTCACGATTACGGGAAGCTGCAGGAACTGATGCCACTGGCGATCGTATGGCCTCCGCCACCGGGCGGGAGCTGGCCGCAACAACAGGGACCAGCGCCGGAGGCAGCGGAGCCGGAACCACGGGTGTGATATTAATTGCGGGGGCAGGCTTACTGACCTGCGCAATCTTCCGCTCCTGCCACTCCCCACGAACAGCAAGTGCGCGGGGCAGGTTCTTAAAGACAATATCGCCGGGGCCAATGCGTTTTTTCGTCACATCAACCAGCTTACCTGTGTTATCAGCAATTTTGCTGAGTCTGCGTAGCGTACCGGTATTGCTGTCTGTGAGCGGTTTGTTGTCTTTGGGGTTATCACCTCCGGTGCCATTGCCATTTTCCACAGGCTTCGGCGGATTGATTTTCGCCAGGTCCCCCTGAAGCAAGGCAACCTTGTCCTGAAGAATGGCCGCACGCTGTGCGTCTTCGATTTTCTTTCTCGCCCTTTCCGCTTCATCCGGAAGAACACCGAGTTTTTCAAGTATCCACGCCAGCGTATCCAGCAACATTTTTGCAGGCGTCAGAACAAGCTGTAACGCGCCACCAAGAACGTTACCGAATATCTCGCCAGCACTGGTACATTTATCCAGCGTTTCCTTGCTGGACTCCATCGGTGACAGCAGCGATTTAAACCAGTTAAACACCTGGCTGATCCCGCTTCCGATTGCGTCAAAAACAGGGCCAAACCGTTCAAAGGTTTCACGCAACGGGTTCAGCCTTTCCATAATCCCGCTGAACACCCCGGCAAAAAATGCCCTGATGGGATCCCAGTATTTCCAGATAAGAACGGCAGCTCCGGCAAGCGCAGCCACGATAAGACCAACCGGACTGAACAGCGCCCCGATAGCGCCTCCCAGCAAAGAAACGGAACCCGTCAGCATTCCCCACAGCGCAGGCAACACCCTGACGACATTCATTGACCGGGTAAGAATGTCAAAACCAAGACGCAGGGTGGCCAGCTTTCCGTAAAGCACCCCAATAACCAGCGACAACGAGCCAATCGTTGCAGTCATTGCCAGCAACGCACCGCCTGCTATCAGTAGCTGGCGTGTCAGTACCGGATGGGCCTGCGCCAGCGAGGTGATTTTTTCAAGCACCCGCGTGAGCCACTGCGTGACAGAACGCAGCGGACCGTCAACCAGATCACTGATGCGAATACGAAGACCTTCCCATGCGCTGTCGAGATTTTTCAGGTCCCCATCAAGATTATCGGCCATTACTTTTGCAACGCGATCGGCCTCTCCCCTTGCCCCCTGCAATTCTCTGGTCAGTTTTTGCAGCTCTCCTGAACCAGCCGCCGCAACAAGCGTCTGCAAACCAACGAACGCCTCTTCTCCGGCGATGTCCTTGAAAAAGGAGACCTGGTCCACCTGTCCGTATTTTTGTGTCGCCTTATAGAGATCAAGCAGCACATCCTCCATCGGGCGCATTTTGCCTCTGGCGTCAGCAACTGACACCCCCAGCTCTTTCAGTGCATCAGCCGCAGCTTTTGGCGGTGATGCAAGGCGGGACAGACTTGCGCGCATGGCCGTGCCAGCATCGCTTCCGCGAAGACCATTATTGGCAAGCATCCCGGCCATGGCCGCCGCTTCTTCAAGACTGATACCAAGTTTTGCGGCAACCGGACCGGTATACTTCATGGTTTCGCCCAGCGCGCGTAAATCAGTATTGGTCCGGGTAAATGCTGCTGTCAGCGTATCGCCCACCCGGTCCATTTGATCGGCTGTCAGGTTGAACTGTGTGAGGATATTGGAGCCTATATCCGCCGTCTCGCCGAGTTCGACGCCACCTGCCAGCGCCATATTAAGAACACCGGGCAATGCGGCCTGAATGGCCTGCGGAGTAAAACCAGCCATTGCCAGAAAGCTCTGCCCACTGGCGGCATCACTCGCAGTAAACTGTGTTTCAGAGCCAAGTTTTAACGCCTGCTCACGCAGCGCCTTAAACTGCGGGCTGTTTTTGTCGATTCGCGTCAGTGCCTGAACGCGGGACATCTCTTTGCCGAACCCGATCGCAGGCTGCAAAAAACGCCCGGCAGCATAGCCGCCCGC